GGCGAGGGTGGGGACTAACGGAAACGAAATCAACACGCGCATAAATAAAGGTAACAAAAAAGATAAATCACGAAACTCACAAGTGCCACCAACGGAAAACGGCAAGGGGTGGAGTGGCAATACTGGTTGTTTTCTCGCGAACCTGATACACGATGGCAGCGATGAGGTCGTGGGGCTGTTCCCGAATACAAAGAGCGGGGCAAGGAAAGGCACCGGAAATCCAAAATATGGAGGCAACTCCTATAACGAATCTGCAACATTAGATATGACAATGTGTGAGGCATCCTCAGGTTCCGCAGCCCGCTTTTTTTATTGTGCTAAAAGTTCGAGGCGAGAAAGAAACGCTGGACTGGAGGGGATGGAAACATCCAGAGTTGGGATGAATTTTGGAGGCGAATTATCTGGACACGGAAAGCCAATAAACATTAAGCCGCACACTAATTCCCATCCAACTGTTAAGCCCATCGCCCTTATGCGCTATCTATGCCAGCTTACGAAAACACCAACGGGCGGGGTGGTGCTTGATCCGTTCATGGGCAGCGGTACGACTGGCATCGCATGTGAGCGCTTGGGGCGCAAGTTCATTGGCATTGACAACGATGAGGCTTATTTTGACATTGCCGTGAAGCGTGTGCAGAGAGAACAACAGCAGATGAAACTATTTTAGGAGAGGTGAAATGAATAAAATGAATAAGAAAGATATGCTTGAACTTGGTGATGAATTAGATGAACATAATATGACGCTTAAGGATGCCGAAGTTGACGAAGACCTTGTTATAGATATGGCGTATCAATTGGGATATTTTTTTCATGCGATTGAATTAATAAAGGAAAGGGTTGGAATAGAAAAAGACGCCATAATTACAATATTGGATCAAGCTTTAATTTATTCAAAAGGGTTAGAATAAAAAAATGAAGAAACTGACCGTACTTGTAACCGTTGTTGCTTTAGCATTATGTGTTGTTTTTATAAATCTCCCTTTGCGTGGAGGAGCATTAGGTGACTATAATCCAATACTAAGAAGGATAAGATGCTTTGATGAGAGAACCTGCTGGCATGAAGTCGGACACAAAGTGGATCACTTGAACGGCTGGGTCAGCAAGTCTGATGAGTGGATCGCAGCAGTCGAGGCTTATCGCAATCTGCGAGGCGGTGTGAGTATTCAGACTGGCATAAGGGAAATGATAATGCAAGCCCCTCGTTTGGACGCTTGGAGGGTTTTTGGTCAGCGGGGAGGGCAGATAGAATTATATGCTAATATTTTAATGTATTGCGAGGGCGATCCTGCGATGATGCCAGAAATATTTATTGAATTTTATGATTGGGAAAGAATCAAAGAATTGGAAGTTTTATATTCAGATAATTATTAAAAAGGATAAATAAAAATGAAACTTAGATTATGGCTAAAATGGTTGCGATTGAAATCCTGGTGTTGGAGAACGTTTCGAGGAGACAAATTATGAATGAACAAGATGATAGACTTTCAGGTGTGCTAGCAATATTGACTGTGTTAGCTTTGTCAGTATTTATAATTTGGGTAATACTTAGTCTTTTAGTATGAAAAGGAAAATTGAAGATGAATAGCATAAACGATTTCAAAAAAGGCGACAAAATTATTTATATACCAATGCATGCAGATGGAAATACAAAGCATAAAGATTGCGAGCACGGCTTTGTTACAAGACAGCATGACGGAATAAAAAGTTCTATCAAAGAAGTGCTACTAGAAATTGAGAACTTGCCATAATCAAATATTATTATTGACGCAGGAAGGATAATACAATATAATTAACTGGTCTAAGGTTTAGAAAATTGAGAATAAAGAGCGACTGTCGACTGTTGAGAGCCTCTTAGACAAAACTCAATCTCTTTCGACAGTCGCTCTTTATCTTAAGGGTATTATGAATAGGCACAGCGGGATTTATTACATAGAAAATAAGATAACCGGTAAGAAATATATCGGGCAAAGTGCTGAATTGGATAAACGAGAGTATGCACACTTCAGAAAATTAAATAATGGTAGTCATTGGAATCCACACTTGCAAAGAGCCTATAATAAATATGGCAAAGATGCTTTTGAATTCAAGATCATTCTATATGCAGAGCCCGCCGAATTGACGAGATACGAGCAGACGCTTGTTGATAGATATAATCTTAGGGAATTATATAACATTCGCTTAAATTGTGTAGGTAGTAACTTAGGTGTGAGGTTTAGTGAAGAGCACAAAAGGAAAATAAGTATTGCAAACTCTGGTGAAAACCACCCTAATTATGGCAAACCTGCGTGGAATAAAGGCAAGCACTTTAGCGAGGAAACCAAAAGAAAAATGGGTATTGCGCAATTGCATCGCAGCGAGGAACACAAAAGGAAAATAAGCATTGCATTGAAGAAGTCTTGGGTTGAGCGAAAAAGATTAGAGGCTGTTGTATAGTTATCGTTCTAGAACGGTGTGATATAATCAAAACTGGAGGTAATAAAAAAATGAGTGGAGCAATACAAGTAGAGGCAGCGGTAGTGTTATCAGACGAAGTAATAAACAGGTTTATTAGACTTATGGAAAATACAAGGGACACACAGTTTGAAATTGGCGATATGTTAATCGCTGAAATAGATACGCTAGGCAGGGACAAACGTTTGGTGGTAAACCACCTTGCAAGTCGTTTGCGGGTGAACGCTGGGCAGTTGTATGAGTATTATCGTATCGCAAAAAGGTGGACGCCTTATTATCGAAATATGTATCAGTCTTTGGATTGGACTATCTATCGCAACGCAGACCCAATAGCCGATAAAGAATTATTGGAACAGGCGATTGATAAAGGGTGGAACGCCAGCACTTATAAGCAAGAGAAATATCCAGCCATGAAAGAACCCGGCACGGTAATTCGTAAGGCAATCGCATCGCTGCAGAAATTGGCGCAAACGCTTGTGGTAGAAGAAGAAGAAGCTGCGCTAAAAGAAATTGTAGAAAGTTTAGAAAAATACATCGTAACCTACGTTGAGAAGAAATCAGGTCGTCATTCAATCGCAGCGAACATGCAGGGCGAAAATCTCGGAGCTTTTATCGAGTTACGGCACAATGATGTAGAAACGGTGCTATGAGCGAGAGAGACGAGCAGGTTGCCTTATTTGATGCTCTAAAGACATTCAACGTTACAGAGGCTAATTGGCTGTTTGCTATACCAAACGGCGGGCAAAGGCATATCGCAGTTGCAACAAGAATGAAAGCCGAAGGTGTAAAGTCTGGTGTATGGGATTTGTTTCTGCCAATACCGAGAGGTGATTATCACGGTTTGTTTATTGAGATGAAATATAACAAGAGAAAACTAACAGATAACCAGCGCGTCTTTGGCGCGTACGTTAAGGAACACGGTTACGCTACTGCAATTGCGTATACATGGATTGAGGCGAAGGATATTATCGAAAAATATTTAGAAGGAACGTTATGAGTTATGAAGACCGGACGGTTGGCATAGGGGACGAGCCTTTAGACGCAATTTTATTCAACCCACGAAACTGGCGGGTGCATCCGTTACGTCAGCAGGACACGCTCAAAGGAGTGTTAGAGAAAATCGGGTGGGTGCAGAGAGTGATAATTAACAAGCGGACAGGCAATTTAGTTGACGGTCATTTAAGGTGTCAGTTGGCAGCCCGCAACGGTGACAAAACCATACCCGTAACTTACATCGACGTAAGCCCAGAAGAAGAACTTGCTATTTTAGCAAGCCTTGACCTGGTAAGTGCTATGGCAGTTACCGACAAGGATAAACTAGAGCAGCTTATTAAAGAGGTGCCCATCAGCTTTAGGAACGCCCAGCTTGCTACCAGCGTATATGTCATTCCCGGAGGCGGTCAATAATGAATGCAGACAGCTATACACACCCTGGTCGGCAGAGGACGCATTTATAAAACTGGCGCAAATGGCAAATAACCCACCCTTAGACATAGTCGGCTATTCTGCCAACAGGCAGCATAATACCCTTGACAAAGTAATTGACATGTTAGAGAGGTTATAAATGGCGTGTAAAACCCGTACGGGCATAGAAGTTGAAGGAAGATTATCAGGTGTTAGAACCTTGTTTGTGCATGATGCACTGCCAAACACGGATGACTACGCTCATGTGTACTTTAACCCAGTATACTTAGCGCAATATGGTTATGCAGACGCATTGAGGTTAGTTGAAAGTAAGCTGATCACTTTATGCGTATACCCAACTATGTTAGATGGCGTTCCAGAACGCTTATTGCAATCCGCGCATATTGTAGTGGCTATTCTGGTAACACAAAACCTCACAAAGAAATTAAAGGCTGGTGACGAAATCCGTTTGGACTTTGAGGAATACGAAAACGCAACAGCACAAATGAGGTCATTCATTCAAGCCAGCAGAGAAGACTACGCTGGTGATGTTATAGTGAAGGAAGGATAATATGAGTGATTTCGAGTTCTTAGATTATAAAGGTTCTAAAGAAATGGTAATTAAATACACGCCCAAGTATACGGTAAGAAACTGCCCGGCTGGTAACGCACCGTTTAGTGGGATGCTTCAAATAGTTTACAAGCCGCGTAAGCGACTATTGGAGTTCGGCAGTTTTGAATTATGGCTAAAAGAACACATCGCGCAACAAGAGCTATTAATCGAGGATGTCGCTGAAATAGTGTATGATGCCTTAGTGGAAGTGTTGCAGCCCGATTATTTAACGCTGACACTTACAGCGGATACGATTGTTCATGCCACGGTTACAATAAATATTGACACAAACCACAATTAAAGGAGAAGTAAGCTAATGAAAAAGAAAACAGTTTATGCGATAGTAGCATTGATATCACTTTATGTTATTGCTCAGGCGGTTGCGGACGTTGGTGCAACGAAAATGTTACAACTTGGTACCTTTGTACTGCCGGCAGGTTCGTTAATGTTTGCGGTAACTTTTACACTTCGTGACCTAATCCATAAGCGGCTAGGTAAAGAATGGGCTACTGCTGTAATCCTGATGGCGGCGGTGTTGAATATTGTACAGGCGGCGTATTTATATGCTATGGCTGCCCTACCTGCTCCAGAGCGGTTTGGTTACAATGAGGCGTGGGGAAGTATCTTTGCAATCGTACCCGCAATTACAATCGCCAGCATAATCGCAGAGGTAATAAGCCAATTAGTAGATACAGAGGTATATCAGCTTTGGTGGAATAAACACCCGAAAGCACCTCAATTCACACGGGTATTAGTGTCAGATGAGCAATAGTATAGTGATAAATAGTGATTAAATAATATGGCAAACCCATCCAGCACAGTTCCTTTCAGGAAGGATAATCCAGTAACAGGGGAAAAAGATCCACGCATATGGAGAAAAGGACGTCCTAAGACGTTCAAAGGTTTGCGTGTACTTGCACAACAGATTGCTCATGAAAAAGTACTAAACAATAAGAAGCCGTTGGTCATTGACAATCATGCTGTATCTTATGCAGAAGCCATCTTGAGATCTTGGGCAATCAGTAAAGATAAACAAAAACAACAAGCATTTATGGAGATTGCTTTTGGTAAGACACCTAGAGCAGTTGATCCGACTCCTGCTCTGGATGCAGAAGCTTCAAAAGCGTCTAGTGTTTTTTCGTTGCCAGCAGATTCCATTGGTTCCGATTTTTATAATGTGTATCGTTATATTAAGAAGAATGCTTTTACAGAGTTCGTTTTCAAAGGTGGGCGTGGTTCAACAAAGTCATCATTTGTAAGTGAAATGATTATTGAGCTTATAGTAAAGAATCCCGAATGGCACGCACTGGCAACCAGGCAGGTCAAGGACACGCTCAGGGATTCGGTTTACTCTCAGCTGGTTTGGGCAATCAATTACTTAGGCTTGGCGGACAAATTCCGCTGCATAAAAAGTCCACTTGAAATTACGTACATTCCAACTGGTCAGAAAATATACTTCCGGGGAGCAGACGATCCACTAAAGATAAAATCAATCAAGCCGAGATTTGGATATATTAATATTCTGTGGTGTGAAGAACTGGATCAATTTCGTGGCTCTGCAGCTGTACGATCAATTGTACAATCTGCTATTCGTGGAGGTGATCATTCTCTAATTCTCAAATCGTTCAACCCACCTCGTTCACAAAATAATTGGGTCAACAAAGAACTTTCAATCCCTAAAGAAAAGCGATACATTCATGAATCCAATTATCTCAACGTTCCGGTTGAATGGCTTGGACAAACGTTCATTGATGAAGCTGAATACCTAAAAGAGATAAATCCTTCGGCGTACAATCACGAGTACATGGGAGAAATTACAGGCACTGGTGGTTTGGTATTTGAGAATGTAGAAATTCGTAGAATTACAGATGAAGAAATATTTGGTGTTGAGGACAATTACAACAGACTGGTTGGAGGATTCGATCGAGTTCTGCATGGTCTGGACTGGGGATGGTTCCCAGATCCTGCACACTATGTAAGAATGCATTACGATGCGGCTCGAATGACATTATACATTTATGGTGAAATTCGTAGAAATAAAACTTCAAACAAGGATATTTATAAAGCACTTGTAGAATATGGTCTTCTTCCTTCGGATATGATTATTGCTGATAGTGCTGAGCCTAAGAGTATAGCAGATTTCAGGGAATATGGTGCCTCTTGTCGTGGTGCTGAAAAAGGACCAGAGAGCGTTCGGTATTCCATGAAGTGGTTGCAATCTCTTCGGAAAATTGTTATTGATAATGTTAGGGCTCCATTTGCTGCGGATGAATTTATAAATTATGAGCATGAGCTTGATAAAGATGGAGAATATATTAGTGCTTATCCTGACAAGGACAACCATGCAATTGATGGAGTTCGATATGGGACGAATTTTATCTGGAGAAGGAGAGGGCAATAATTATGACAGACACAGATAATCCCACAGGGATTTATACAAAAGAAGTTTCAATTTACGATGAGGATGGTGTAATAGTTCATCCCACAACAGAAGAGAAGCAGGACAATGCAATTGCACATCTTCTAACTCTCGTCACCGCACTTGACGAAGATCGTGTAACCATAGATACCGTGCATCAAGCGATCCATGAAAAGCGTGCATTTATCGCACACTTTGATGGTACGGTAACGAACATCGGTGAAATGTCAATCATTGCGTTTAATGCACCAGCAACAACTGAAATCCATGCTTACTTCGAGGTATCAAGCACTCATGCGGTTGATGTGTACCTTTATCGCGATACAAGTTTGGATGTTGATGAAGGAACTCAATTAGATTTGATTAATCGAAACCAGGTCGCTTCTCTTGGGGAATCCGAATGTTTGTCGATTGAAACTGTACCAGTTGCGAATCATATGACTTCATTTGATAAGACTCAAGCGGCGAATGCAAATCTAACGACTACTAGTCAACTAAGACATAAAGTTCTACTTGGTGGTGAGGGACCAAAAGCATTCGGAGCAGTTCTCGAACAACGAACTGAAATGATTTTCAGTAACAGTGTTCAAGTCG